TGACGTTTGATGGGACGAATTTTGGTGTGGGCACAGCTCCTGTGTCTGGTTACAAGGCCGCAATCAACGGAGACATCTGGCAAGGCAATACAGGTGGAGTAATTATTGGTTCGATTATCAACAACGGTGGTTGGTATGAACTAGGAGGTTCAGCTAACGTCAACGGCTTGCAATTTGCCCATGTAGCCACTCAGCGATGGGTGATTAACTCCTCCGAACAAATGCGCCTGACCAGCACAGGTCTGGGGATTGGGACGAGTTCGCCTACGGCAAAGCTGGATATTCAAACCGCAGCCAACGGAATTGGGTTTTCGACGTACAGCGCAGGCGAAACAGCGGAGCGCACCACCTACACGGCAGCACCAGCATTTCAGATTGCTGCTTACCAAAGCGTCAGCGGATCGCCGTACACAAAAGCGGCTGACTTGGTAGCAAACGCCGATGGTACAGCCCCATCGTTGATGCGCTTCTGGACTAAAACCAACGGAGCGTCTTCTCCAGCCGAACGCATGCGCCTCGACTCCTCCGGCAACTTGCTGGTGGGGACTACGACAAGTTCCGCACGGCTTACCGTCCAAGCCGATAGTTCTGTTGTTCAGCCTGTTGTTTTTAATACCACTGCGTCTGGTACTGGTGCAACTTCATTGGTTCGCTTTCGTCGAAACGGCACTAACGTAGGCGAGATTGAGGTAACGGGCAGCGCCACAACCTACGCTACGTCCTCTGACTACCGCCTGAAAGAAAACGTGCAGCCCATGACAGGCGCATTGGCAAAGGTGCAAGCACTCAAGCCTGTAGCATACAAGTGGAAGATTGACGGATCAAGTGGCGAAGGCTTCATTGCCCATGAGTTGCAAGAGTTCTGCCCAGACGCTGTTACTGGCGAAAAAGACGCAGTGGATGCCGAGGGCAACCCCAAGTACCAAGGCATCGACACCAGCTTCTTGGTGGCTACATTGACTGCCGCCATTCAAGAACAGCAAGCCCTCATCGACGCACAGCAAGCTGCGCTGCAAACCCTGACCGCCCGTGTTGAAGCACTGGAATCTAACTAAGGAACCACCATGACTATTTTTCACATCACAAACCTTGACCGCTTGACCTCTGATGGCTATGTCACAGTAGCTCACTGGACGGCATCGCAAACCGATGGCGACTACACTGCATCAACATACTCCACCGTCAGCTTTCCAGAAGTTGAAGGCTCTATGATTACTTATGCTGACCTCACTGAAGAAACAGTGATCGGTTGGGTGAAGGCTTCTCTGGGCGCTGAAGGAGTTAAAGCTGTTGACGATGCTTTGGCAGCCAACATCGCTGAGCAGAAAGCACCTAAAATAGCTACTGGCACGCCTTGGTAAGTTAAATGTCACGCCCGTTATCAGTAGGTATTAACCTAACAGCAGCTACGGCAACAACAGTGTACACAGTTCCCCTTGGCTACTACGCTAAGTGGTCACTGATGTACCTGTTTAACAACTCCGGTTCTACCAAGAGCATTGCAGCATACTGGCATGATCATAGTGCCCCTGCTAACATCCACGTGCACAACGGCACTATCGCAGCAGGTAGCTATGTACGCATGGATGGCGGTGCTTATGTGATCATGGAAGAAGGCGATACTGTTGTCATGACGAGTGAAGCAGCTAGCTCTTTCAGTACTATCTGCACCTTTGAATTGTATAAGAAAGAAGGAGTCTAAGAATGGCTACGTATTTAGACATCGTTAACAATGTGCTCAGACGCTTGCGTGAGCCTGTAGTATCCTCTGTCAATGACACTGAGTACAGCGCTATGATTGGAGTCATGATTAATGATGCCAAGCGTGAGGTAGAAGATGCCTATGATTGGAACGCTTTAACTGATACCTTGACAGCGGTAACTTCTGACGCTGTGTTCAACTATGTGCTGACAGGTTCTCGTACACGTTTTAGGGTCATGGATGTTCTTAACGACACCAGTGACTTTAATCTACGTTACGCTCCTTCCACATGGATGAACAGACAGTATCTCCTGACTGATACTCAAAAGGGTGAGCCGCTGTACTACAACTTTAACGGTGTAGACTCTAATGGCGATACTCAAGTGGATATGTACCCTATCCCTGATGGTGTGTATAACATTCGCTTTAACTTGGTTATCCCTCAGGCTGATTTGGTTGTGGACAACACACGTATCTTAGTGCCTGATCATTTGGTATCTATGCTGACTTACTCTAAGGCTATTGCTGAGCGGGGTGAGGATTCTGGCTTGTTAAGTTCTGAAGCTTACCAGATGTACCGTTTAGCCTTGGCAGATGCTGTTGCTATTGAGCGCAACCACTACAATGAAGAAATGGAATGGAGTGCTACATAAATGGCTGAACAACTATTAACCACAACTATTCAAGCTCCGGGCTTTCAGGGCCTCAACCTCCAAGACTCTTCGGTTAGCTTGGATAATGGTTATGCTACTGTTGCTCAGAACTGTGTTATTGATAAGTTTGGACGTATTGGAGCACGTAAGGGATGGAGCACTGCTCACGCATCTCTTGCAGCTCTCTCGGGTTCTTATGTCAAAGCTATCCACGAATTGATTGGCAATGACGGTACTAGCTACATCGTTGCCGGAGGAGCTAATAAACTCTTTAAACTGGTAGGCGCTACCCTGACTGAGTTGACCTATGGCGGTGGAGGCGTAGCTCCCTCTATCTCTAACGACAACTGGCAGATGGCTCCTTTGAACGGTCGGTTGTACCTGTATCAAGTAGGCCATGATCCTCTGGTGTTTGACCCTGCTGTCAGTACGACACAGTACAGGCGTATCTCAGAAGCTCCTGGCTACTTAGGTACTGTCCAAAGTGCTAACTGTGTAATCAGTGCCTATGGCCGTACATGGTCAGCTAATACCTCAGTGGACAAGAATACCATTCAGTTCTCTGACTTGCTTTCTGGTCATGTACTGAATACAGGTACTTCAGGTACTTTAAACGTAGCTCAGATCTGGCCTAACGGAGCTGATGAAGTTATTGCTTTGGCAGCCCATAACGGCTTCCTGATGATCTTTGGTCGTAGGCAAATCCTGATTTACTCAGGTGCTAAAGACCCTTCAACAATGACTCTTACTGACTCTATTAGCGGTGTGGGTTGTGTAGCTCGTGACTCGGTAGTGGTTACAGGCGGTGATGTGGTGTTCTTGTCCGATACAGGTGTACGTTCTATTATGCGTACAGTGCAGGAGAAGTCAGCACCTATGCGAGAGATCAGCCTGAACGTCAAGGATGATTTGGTAGCTGGTGTCCTGAATGAACAGGCGGAAGACATTAAAGCTGTGTATTCCGATAAGGATGCCTTCTACTTGTTGTCCTTGCCTACTACTAACATTGTCTACTGCTTTGACATGAGAGCTATGCTTCAGAACGGTGCAGCTAGGACTACGGTGTGGAATAATATCACACCTAAAGCCTTTGCGTACACTCGGAGTAAAGATTTATTGCTTGGACAAGAAAGTTTTATCGGTAAATACGAAAATAACCTTGACAACGATGCCTCATATCGGTTAAAATATTACACTAACTACTTTGACTTCGGTTCCCCTACCGCATTGAAGATCTTGAAGAAGATTAACATGACATTGGTGGGCGGCACTGGTGCTGATTTGATTGTCAAGTATGGCTTTGATTACAGCCCTAGTTTCTTGTCTAGAAGCATCACTTTAGGTAATATCAACATTGCCGAGTATGGAGTAGCTGAGTATAACATCGGTGAATACACAGCAGGTGTTGTATTTGACAACAAACAGATCAATGCTTCGGGATCAGGTAATGTGTTACAGATCGGAATGGAAGCTGAAATCAATGGTTTTGAATTATCTCTCCAAAAGCTTGATTGTTATGTCAAAGCTGGAAGAACTAAATAAGGTACTACTATGAGTAATTACACCAAAGCTACTGACTTTGCTGTTAAAGATTCTCTGGCATCAGGGAACTCTAACAAGCTGGTCAAAGGCACAGAGATTGATACTGAATTCAATTCTATTGCCTCGGCAATTAACTCAAAGGCTGATAAAGCCAGCCCTGCTCTGACAGGGACAGCCACAGCAGTAAATCTGACTGTGACAGGAACATTACTTGCAACACTTGAAGGCGGGAGTTATTAATTATGGCTTTTGATTGGACATCTTTAATCGGGCCTGCAATCAATGCAGCAGGTACTCTTTACTCAGCTAACCAAGCAGCAGATGCTCAACAGAACGTAGCTAATGCTAACACTGCTGCTGCACAGCAAGCCGCTGACGCTGCCGCTTTCCGCCCTGTGGGTGTCACTACTCGCTTTGGCTCTTCAGGCTTTAACTACGACGCTAATGGTCGCTTGACAGGTGCAGGCTACCAAGTAGCTCCTGACGTTGCTGCTCAGCGTGAAGCACTGTTAGGTATGGCTGGTGGTTCTCTGTCACAGGCTCAAGGTGCTCAAGGATACCTTCCTCAGTACCAACAAGCTGCTCAGGGATTGTTTGGTTTAGGCCAACAGTTCCTGCCTCAATCGACAGCCTACAGCGCAGCCCCTGAAGCTCAGGCGTATGCCTCTCAGCTTCGAGGTCTTGCAGGTCAGGTCATGCCTCAAAGCTACGACACACAAGCAGCAGCGCAGCAATATATGCAGCAGCAGCAAGGCTTGTTAGCTCCTCAACGTGAACAGCAGTTAGCACAGATTCGTAACAACCTCCAACAGACAGGTCGTAGTGGCTTAGCTACAGGTGCTACAGGCGCAGGTAACTTAGCTGCTACCAACCCTGAGATGGCTGCTTACTACAACGCTATTGCTCAACAGGATGCTTCTTTGGGTGCTAATGCTCAACAGATTGCTCGTGGTAACTTGCAGCAGGATATTGCTCTTGGTCAACAGCTTGGTGGTACAGCCCTGCAAACACAACAGTCCGCAGAAGAGATTGCTCGTCAGCGTATGTTGTCCAACATCTCTACAGGTGCTGGCTTGTTCGGTCAAGGCTCTAACATCTTGGGTCAAGGCTACGGGTTGCAGACACAGGCTCTGGCTCCTTGGCAGTCGTATCTCAGCGGTGCTCAGACCGTTGAAGGCTTGGGTCAGAATGCTCTCACACAAGGTACAGCGTTGGGTTCTAGCGTAGCTGCTGCTGGTTCGAATCAAGGCTCCCTTTTGAATGCTGCTGCTGCTCGCAATGCTGCTTTGCAATCCGGTGCGGCAGACCTACAAAGTGCTGCTTTGACAGGGGGCATTGCTGGATTGTCTGATCCTATCGCTCAGTTAATTGCTGGTTTAGGTGGCAGGACTGCCCCACAGCAAGGCACTAACATGACTCAGCAGCAATACGCTATGCTTAGCGGCTACTAATAAGGAAATAACATGGCTGGATTATTTGATATGCTGGGAGGGGACGAAGCAGCGATGCAGCGTCAACTCGATGAGCAACGTGCTGCTAAGTTTGC